AGATGAAATCGAGTGATAAATTTGACTATATCGTAAGTATGGTCATAGGTTGTGGTACTAAGAGAAGTAGAAGGTTTGAAGATTGGTATAAACTACACATAAAGAAGTTTGTCTTCTTTGAGTATAGATCTGGTTTTCAATCCCTTCTCTTGTGCCGAGGTTCAGGTGAATACACACATGAAGGTGGATATGAGGGTGATACTGTTGATTATCTTGGTGACAGGGTACTCTTTCACAACATTACTACTCCACATATTGATATTCACTATCAAAAAATAGTAGAAAAGTATGATACAGGTACAGGAGAAGAACCTCCTAATAATGGTAAGCAAGGAACAGTTACAACAACTGGGGGATAAAAAAGTTTTAGGAGGTTTTAATGATACTCCAGATTTCTTTGAACTTCAGAATTTTAGAGTTATTGTTGGTGACATAGAAAAACACATAGAGAATGTTCCAATTCTTGAACCTTCAAGAGTTCCAGAATGGATAGATGAATGGAGACAGTTGTTTCCAAAAGGATTAAATAGTATTAATAGGGCATACAGAGGTGACAGACAAGCCTGTCTTAATAAGATGAAAACGTTTGTGAAAATACATAGGTATCCAAAAGATATCATAATGAAAGCTACCCAGAAGGCAATTAAGATTGCAGAGCTTAAGAATTTTGAGTATTTTCCACAAGCACATTATTTTATAGATAAGCATGGACAATCGCAGCTTGCAGGTATTTGTGAGCAATTAGATGACATAACTGATGCACGTTCAAGATTTACAGTATTATGACAAAAGAACAAATTGAATATTATGAAACTTGTAAAAAAGATTTAATACAAAAGAAAATGTATAAAGTTCAATTACCCTTTCATTCAACCCTTCATGGTGAAGGAAAAAGTAAAACTTATGATCTTTTAGTTGAACTTGAAGCAATACATAAGGAAATGTATGATGAAGTGCGTGATTCAATAGACAAAGCAATTGAAAAAATTGAGGATAAAATAAATGTATTATGAAGATTAAAGTTGATGTTAAGTTTGGAGAATTTCTTGATAATGCTGCTAAAAAAGTTAGATTAACAAGTGGTGACATTTATTATCATCTCCCTTATTGGTATCAAAAAACTGTAGATGGGGAATGGTTTGAACATACATTTGATGGACTTCCAGAAGAGCTTCAACAACATATTCTTGATAGTGTTGCTGATGTGATAGATGAAAATTTATGAGCATATTCAATAATGTACAGGATAATATTGATGATGGTAGAGCTGGAAATACTCTCTGGATTCCTATTGGTTTTCCAAAGATAGGAGAACATGTAGGTATAATTCCTAAGACATATACTCTACTTGGTGGTAATAGTGGTACAGGAAAAACAAGTTATTGTGATCTCTCGTATGTGCTAAACCCATATCAATGGATTCAGGAGAATGGTGAAGATAAGGATGTGAAATTCACAGTACTTTATAAGAGTATGGAAAGACCTAAAGAGTATAAGATTGCCAAGTGGATATGTATGAAACTTTGGCAAGATCACCAGATTATGTGTGATGTTCCTACTCTTTTTAGGTGGGGAGAGCACAGGAGTAGAATTCCTGATGATGTATATGCCTTGATAACAGGCTATAGGAAGTACTTTGAAAAAATGGAAGACACTGTAATCATCAATGATGGACCAGAGAATCCTACTGGAATTTATAGGTGGATGGTGAATAAGATCATGGATAATGGTACTTATGTTACCAGTGATGATAAGGTTATTAAGATCTACAGACAAGGAAAAAGCCCCTTCAAGGGAGATTGTGAGACTATCAGATTTGGAACTGCAAAAACAATAGAGATAACAATCTATGGTGAAAAAGTGCAGGTTCATAAGATGTTTGCAAAATTCTTTCCTATTGATAAGCGGCATGTATATCTTTGTGCTATTGATCATATGGGTAAGTGCACACATGAGCAAGGCTTAGATGATAGAGGTACTCTTAATAAGATGACAGAGTATGCCAGTGGAAAACTTAGGGATGTATTTGGAGCAAGTATAGTGGCTGTTAGTCAATTTAACAGGGCTACTTCAGATTCACAAAGAAGGTTTTCTAAAGAAGTGGAGATGGCCCCCATGGAAACAGATTTCAAAGGTAGCGGAAATATGTTTAATGACAGTGATGCCGCAATTGCACTATTTAATCCTTGGAGATATGGAATGGTTAAGTATCTGGATTATGAAGTGGATAGTTTCGTAAATGCTAAAGGTTATAACAGATTTCGTAGTCTTCATGTTCTGAAGAATTCCTATGGAGTTGATGATGTAGCATATGGGCTACACTTTTTAGGAGAGATTGGTGGATTTGCTGAATTACCAGCACCACACACTATTAAAGATTATAAACAATACGCAAACCCAAAATTTAAACAACGATTGTGTTAGAAATGACAGATTTATTACCAAAAGAGATTATTAAATCAGACTTGCATAATCCTAAGAATTTGATAATATTCAGTAAACCAAAGTCTGGAAAGACTACCTTGGTTTCAATGTTACCAAATTGCCTTCTTCTTGATTTTGAAGAAGGTAGTGATTATGTAGATGCACTCAAGATTAAGATTGATTGTCTTAAGGTGAGTGATAAAAAGAATGAAGATGATGTTTCCTATCAGGAAGTAGCAAATAGCATTCTTGGACAGAAGAAGGAAACAGGAAAGTATCCTTATACATATGTTGCAATAGACACAATTACTGCTATAGAGGATATGTGTGAGTGGGATGCTACTGAAGCCTATATGAATTCAAATATTGGAAAGAGTTTCAATAGACAAGGTGGACAGTTCTTGCCTAAGAGTAAGTGGGAATCAGTTCTTACATTACCTAATGGTGCTGGATATTTCTGGTTAAGAGAGTCTTTTAAGAAGTGGATGAAAATAACTGATAGATTAGCACCTAATGTGATTCTCCTTGGACACCTGAAGGATAAGTATATCACTTCAGAAGGTAAGGAGATTATTACAGGAGGTCTGGATTTAACAGGCAAGATTAGTAGAATTACATCAGCTAATAGTGATGCTATTGGTTATTTGTATAGAAATAAAGATAAGACAATGTTATCCTTTAAAGGACGTGGAGTTGAGTGTGAAGCAAGACCAGCACACCTTACTGGACAAGACCTTGTTATTATGGAAAAAGTAGATGACAAATTAGTCTCATATTGGGACAAAGTTTATAAATTATGATAGAGTTTTCATTTGGAAAAAGAAGTATCAGGAATCAACGTCAGCCTAAAGCTGAAGTATTTCCTGATAAGCTTGTCATGAGTCTCATGCCCTTAAGCAGGGATGAGAATGACGAGGTTGTAAGAAGCGCAAAGCGCAAAATTGTGTTTAACATGTTAGCCCAAACAACATTGGAGTTATTCAATAATGTAGGGTCTAATGATGAACCTGTATTTGAGAATACAGAGATTGTGCATTGGGTACAAGGAGTAGATAACTACATCTTTGTGGTTGGTGATAATACCAAGGTAATTAATACTCAGGGAGAAGAGGTTTCAATTCCAGCGACTATTTTGGTGAAGAAAACAAGTATGGGTGTGAATAACAAGAGTCTTTATGACAATCTTGTAGCACAGTATAACTTGGATACTACACAGGAGAATCATTTGGAATTGACAATTGTTGAACAACAACAGGTAAACAGCGATGTTTACAGTATTGCACCTATTACTCAGGAAGAGGCTGTGGTAGAACCAACAGCAGAAGAAATAGTTGAAGACATAGAGAATATGTCAATGACAGAAGAAATTGAACTTGAAGAAGCTACAAACAATAGTTATTAGAATATGGCATTAAGAGGAGATACAATTGAATTTAAAGAGCGCAAGTTATATACAGGACTTGTGGATTTTGATATTGTAGGCATTAATCCTACAGCTCAGGAACTTTCTGAGTTGCAAGGACGTGATGTTGATGATATCACAGAACCAGTGTATACTACCGTTGATGATGATGGTGAAAAGCTTAGGCTTGAGATTTGGTTAAGGAATGAAGAACTTGATCTTCTAACCAAAACTACATTCTGGTTGGAAAACAATGAACGCTTTAATCGTGATGGTAATAAGCAAGAGTTTATTAATAATGTAGGGAATACTGCATGGGCAGCTGATGAAGCAGGATTGTCTGCTTATGAGTGGTTTAACACTGATGGTGTGAGACCAGCAATGGTAGGTGAAGGCAATCTTTATAGCTTTCTACAGATATGGAGTAAGATTGATGTTCGTAAAGAAGGTACAGAATTTATTCTGGATACTTCTTGGGCAGATCTTATTGCAGGAGATGTTGATGAACTCAATGAGTATGTAGGCGCATTCAGTACACATCAAGTACGTATGTTGTGTGGAGTTACAGAGAACAATCAGAAGTTTTATCAAGCAGTGTATAACAATGTTGTACTTCGTGGTGGTAGTAACTATGTGAAGTATCTCCGTAAAGCTTTGGATAACTACGCTTGGAAAGGTGATTATCAGGAGAGTTTTGATCTTCAGGTATATACGCCTACTCCAGCAAGTGAGCAACCTGCAGAAACAATGGCTCAAGCATCTACTGCTGACATTCAGGATGTATTAGACGACTAAGTTATTATAATGGGACTCCTCTATTTATGGGGGAGTCCCTTTACAATCTAAATGTA